TCGTAATCAGATTATCAGGCTTGTTGCCTTTGGTGGTTGATGTGTTAGAAATTCTTTTCTCGTCATAACCATTTAGAAGTTTAAATCTAACATTTAAACCACTGTTCGGCAGCGTTGTGAAAAAAGTACCATCGCCATTGCTTGTTACGCTCTCGGCCGTACCGCCATTGGTAACTTCAGCTAAGTTCAAGTCGAAAGAGTATTCCTGTTTTGTTTCACAGTTCGGGCATGTTACATTTGTTGTATATACATTACCGTAACCGGATACTCTAGATGCAATCACCAATGCATTTTTATCACCAATTAACAAAGAAGCAATATCGATAGATTTATCAATGACAATGCTCTGAAGAACTCTGTCTATTGCAACACCTTGCTTTAATAGAGAACGTGATGTTAAGATGTCCTCTTCCTTTGCAGTCATTTGTTTGATTTCAATTGTTGTTTGGTTGTGCAAAGGATGACCTACTGAGTAGAACAAACCATTTGATGGAAGTTCTACGAATTCAGTTGGCACAACAAAGGAAAAAGGCTGATCCGGTGTGTTTTGAACATTCGCAACCGGAGCAGCTGCTTGTGGAGCCGGCGATCCTACGCCGACTCGGTCTTTATTACGTGACAATTTTCACCTCTCGTTTTGTCGTATTAAACTTGGAAGAAACTGTTACCGCCTAATTCTCTGGCAGCTCCGGCTTCACTAGTGTCTAGTCTAGCCCAATCGTAGCGAAGTTTTAAGGACAATTCTGTTAAACTGTCAGAACCATACTCTAAAGTACCGCCAAAGTTGACTTCTGTGACAAATGCATTCCAAAGTGTCCATGATTCGATGACTTTGCCATCCGCATCAATTTGAGAAACCTTAACTTGGCCAAGGGCGCCAACAGCTTTCGCCTTTGACATACTGGTCATATCATCATTGGTAGCCTTGGTGGGAGGTGTATATCCGGCTGCGCTAACAATACCAGCTAAGGTTGCTGACGCATCAGGATCACCGCCGGGGTCGACCATAGTGATATCAATAGGATTCCATGTCACCGCATTTGGATAGTAGAATGTGTGATTCAAATATTTGTGTTCTGTTTCAGACACTGTGAAAGTAGGCTTAGTAACCGACTTTGCGTACCACATCAACGAACCACCCTGTTGCGAGTCGATACCGTCGATAGTAATTGTGAACCTAAAAGCTCTTTTCGGATCTTTTAAAGGTGTATCGGATTCTCCGAAATTTGTTGACCAAAATGCCATTTTTAGTTTTCTCCCTTGAAATTAACTAGTTTTTAAATAATTTTTAGTCATCGAAAGATGCACCAGTCGATGCGATAACGAAGTCAATTGCGATGAACTCAATTGCTCTTGCTGGCTTGACCATAATCTTCGCGTAGAGGATATTTTGGTCAATAAGATCTGGTGTCGTGGTAGTCTCATCAAGAATGAGTCTGTAATCCGTGATACCAAATCTGGTCTTGACGTTCGCCAAGAATGGCTCGATAAGACCGGTAAATCTGTCCCATGTTGCTTGAACATTTTGTTCGAAAAGAACTTGAGTCGAAAGAACTGAAATTTGCTTCTTCAAGTAAATTACTAGTCTGCGGACGTTAATTCTGTCGAGTGCAGATGGGCGCTCTTGGAGGGTCTTCTGACCAAGGACAACGATTCCGTTAGATGGGAACGAAGCAATTGGGTTGATTCGAGCATCATAAAGTGTGTCACGCTCCTTAGAGGACAATCTTTCAGAAACCGATACGACTGGGATACCTGCCGCGCCTTCTGTGAGGCCTCCGCGGTTGAACCCTGCTGGTGCGAACCAGACATCCGATTTAGCTTCGGAGGATGCCAATACACCTGCCATAGCAACAGATGGTGGAACCCAGACGAGCTGACCAGAGCCTTCATCACGAGTTTGGACCCATGGGTAGAAAGTGCAGCCGTAGGACGAATCAAGTCTTCTATCTTTCAATGCATCAGAAGTTCCGACAACATTTAAGTTGACGCGATTTGCTTTCTTTTTGTACTCTTCGTGCACTGGAGTGTATACATTTGGAAGATCTATGACAGCCATTGCATCGGCTCTATCTTCGCAAATGTTAATCATGTGACCGGTCAAGTCATCATTAGTGAGACCCGGTGCCATGAGCAAGTTCATATCTAACAACTCTGGATCGGCAATCGTGTCAATTGCTCGACGGTAAGTGTGGAAGATGTAACTGTTATCTTCAGTTGATGAACCAACGGTCATAAGCGAGTTTGCAAGTGGGTCTGGTTTAGTAATATCAAATCCATCAAATCCACCCCAGAATGGAGCGGTAAACTTATCGATTCCTTGCTTAAGAAGAGTTTGGTAACTGGAAGTAGCATTTTGGCCACTAACTGATCTACCACGCACTCTTGAGCCAGACTCATAATTAAATACTGAGCTTTCCTTGCGGATGTTGTCAAGGCTGAAGATGTAAGACCATGGTTGTACACCGTCGCCGACATTAACGTGATTAGGGTCTTCTGGGAAGTCTGCGTAAAGCAGGCGATGAAGATCTCCAAGACCTGAAATCGGCGCACTACTCGCAGCGGTTCGCGATGAACGGAAGCCGAAGTATGCATCTGTTTGGTCCACAAGGCCACCATCGAGCGACGAGGATCTTAAGAGAGATGTCGGGAAAGCAAAAGTACCAGTAACGTTGTTTAACCCAACACCACCAAGCAGCTGCTGAACACCACTATAACCTTGAGAATGAGAGGCTACTAAAACCATAGAGTTGGCCGTGGTAGCTGTGATACCCGTATATTGCTTAGATGCGTATCTTGGAGCACCATAGTATCCAAATGGAACCAACGATGGGTCGGTGGCGCCGGCTTCAACATCGGCATTCATTTCAACTCTAACAAACTTAGAGTTATTCGGGTATTCGCCGTAATGTCTTAATCTTTTATTTGTGTTGTCCCATGCAGCATACATATCGCCGATTTTTCTAGCGACAAAGCTGGGGGATGCAGGATTCAAATTGCATTGATCAAATCTTTCCATAACTTCAACTTTGTTGTCAGTATCCATAATACTTCGTAAAACAACTGAGAATGTTCCGAACGGAGAAGTTCTGCTACTAGATGCCTTAATGCGCTCGATTGAGACTTTTACATTCTTATGTAACCACTCACCGTGGCCGCGGCCTCTCAAACGGAACAATTTTTGAATATTTTCTGGGTTGAAAGACGCGGAATCGCCGACATCTTGTGAGATAAACCAACCAGCGGTTGCTTCGCGTGAAGCTTGGCTTTTCATTTGTGACGGGCCTACGCCGCTAGCGTTAGAACCAGATCCAATTGCCAAGATACAACCTACGCTGACATTATTGTGGAACCCATCATTAATAACATTTTGTTCAAAAGTTTCACCTAGCCAGTAATCCTTTGAGCCAGATGGATAGAATGTCTTAGTATTGCCGCCCCAAAGTTGTGGGTTCGTGTTAAACTGATTACGAATGAACTTTTCAGAATTGTTATTAAAGTTAAATGTAAAAGTTTCAGTTCCTTGGGAGGTACCTTGGATAGACAGTTTATAGTTACCATTTGAATCGGAACAAATAAATGCACCCGCAGAAGCTGTGATTCCGGGTGAGCCGGCCGTGGAGCCCCAGACATTACCTGAAAGCTGGATTATACCGTTTTGTAAGTACCAAATTGCCGCACAGGTACCGGTTCCTAAATCACCGGCTTGAGCAGCAGTACTAGAAGAAGTAAATAAGAATAGCCCGTAAGCACCACCGTTTTCGGCAGGGTTGGACGCGCCACCATGAACAAACGGTGTTTTATCGGTCTTCCAGCCAGCAGCTGCAGCGCCACCAGCAGATCCGCCAGTGGTGGTTTGCTCACCTAAAACTCTTAAGTAAGTTACGGGCGCAACGTTGGCACGTAAGAAAGCTTTTGCAGCGTAAGTGCCGTACATCGGCGACTGGTAGTTACCATCGCGATAAACATCTCCGCCACCATTACCGGGGACGGTGTCTCCAAACAGCTCAACAAATTGGGAGTACGACTCTACCTTTGTTGGTTCTCCTGCGAGACCTTTTTTAGAACGTCCAATAATAACTGGACCGATTAAATCTGGTGATCTTGGTCTAAACGAGTTATCAATCTCGTTGATAAAAACACCGGGTGAAACAAACTTAAAGTTTTTTACTGACATTTGGTTATATCCTCACTTTGTTATAATTCTTCGATTATAAGTCAATCATGAGTAAATAGTTGATGCATTTTCAAAAGTCTAGAACTGAACAAAGAAAATTGCCCACAGTTCAGGAACTATTCGAGAGGAATGGTGATTTCACCCGGAAGTGGCACAGATTCTCGCGGAAATGTGACTTCTACAATGTTTTCGTCAATTCTGATAAGTCTTCGATCATCGTTTTCTCCCTCACCAATTAAATAGCCTAAAACTTTAATGGTTATGTCGGTTGAGAACATCCTAATATCTTCGTTTAAATTAGACATATTGTTATTGTGAGTGAAACCTTGTTGTATGAATGCTTCATACCTGTGTCCGTTTCTTTTCATTACAAATGAGTTAATTTGGCCCGTCCTAGCAATAAATGGCGCTACTAAGTCGTTCATTTGTTGCTGATATTCTGATTTAATCGTAATTTTGTAATCTAATTCGATGTACACAGGTATTGGGATCGAAAGTGTTTGTATGACAATTTTTTTGTTTATTCTCGGATAGTTTTTCTGAATATGCGCATTTTTTGGCAACTGTCTCATTGACTGGGCAACAGCAAAATTACTAGTTTTATCTTTGACTATCCTTCTAGCTACAACCATGCGACCTGTTCTTTGATCTTTCTTATCTGAATATGTTTGGGCCTGATATGATCCTTTGTTAGCCGGGTTTTTATTGATTCCCGTTCTTTCAACACTAATAAGTGGCAATTTCAAAGCGCCACGCTCATCTCTAAGGTTTTTTTCATTTTTTATTTGAAATGCACGTTCAGGAGTTTGCCAAAGTACAGGTACCTTGGTTCGTCCTTCGTTTGTTTGTGATTCAAGAGCTAGATCAATTTTTAACCACGACGTCATTGCATAATCAATGTTTTCTATATCTGACGCAAGCATGCCAATTTCTTCTAGGCGCGCTGAGCCAGTATTTGGCAAATCTGGCAACATAGCAAAATCAAAATTATCAGGTAGCATCGAAAAGACCCCTTCTTGCGCGCTTACAGGTTGCAGAAATTTCAAAAGTTTGATCGACTTGGCCGAATAACTTTCTAGGTTCTGATAATTTAACTATCTCGTAATATGTTTTACCATACAAAATAAAATCGCCCTCTCTTACAAAAAGATTCTGATCTTCTGTAAGTCTTCTTTTGTGAAAGTTAACAGTGATTACTGAGTCTGAGTCAATTCCAGCGCCCTCAAGATAGCTCGTAGATTCGTTTTCAAATTTAATGAGTGCCATAACTCTAATGGGTGATAGGAATGTTTTTTCTATGGCCTCACCATACATGTCGTGAAAGTTTGTTCTTTCAAGATCAATCGCATAATACAAAATTTGCTGGCCAATGATGTTTTCAATTAACTCATCATTAACTTGTTTAACAAGATCACGCTCTTTTTTGCCTAAGAATAACGGCGGAGGTGGCTGTTCAGGTCTATCCCATTTATCTGACATTTAGTTACCCCACAAAAATTGGCAAAGGAGAAAAAGCAAACGTTTTTGCAGCTGATTCTGCTTTTTCTGAAGACATTCGGGCCAATTCCTGATATTCTGTTTCTTTCAACATTTCCATGAGTTTATCTTTAAGTTGCTGTTGTTCTTCTTTTGCTTGTGACAGCAATTCTGAGTGGTTTAGGGTTACTGATTCTCCGGGTATCGGAATTTGAGTAAATTTACCTCTAATTTGCCCCAACATTTCTTTACAGAGTGCAAGTGCATATTTTCTAACCCACTGTTTACCAATTGAGTTAATGTTTTCATATGGAATATTTGAGAAAGGTAGTGTATTTAAATTATTAACACCACTTACACCATCATCATAGCTGCTGTTATCTGCTGTGGCGTCTTCTTTGGCGTAAAACTGGAACCATATGGTGTCATCTTGAAAGCCAAAGAACGACGGGGTTGGAAATAATCTTAATTTATTATTTTTGATCTCATATGAATAGTGTGATGTACGAGTATAGATTGAATCTTCATACATAATGGCTTGCATCTTATTTTGCCATGTTGGGATCAACTCAAACGTTGAATCATCAGCAAACTGACCATATGTGCTCATATTGCCAACAACTCCGATACCACCATAATAACCATAGAAACGCCACATCGCTCTTGGTGATTTATAAAACACTTTAGTCACAAAAATTCTTCTGCCGTTTACATCATAATCAACAGAACGGCCATCTTGATCAACCCCAGAAACTGATGCACTCTGCACGATCGTTTGTAAGTCGTAATCTTGAATATTTTTTGTTGGATTAAACGAGGCAGAATAAATTGTTCTTGTACCTCCAAAGTTACCCATTGAGGCGAGACCGTCACCAACTTTTTGTGCGTATGAAACTTGAAATCTTGGAAATTTAAGGTTTGTGGCCGAGCCTGATTTAATCTCACCCTTATGATCGAAGGTACCAGTCATATCACCAAGTGAATCACCTAAAGAGTTTTTACCTTGGTGCATGTTAACAAGATAAGAATACTCAAGTACGGCCTCTTCGTATGCTGCATAAACATTCGCGGGCGTAAGCTCGATATCAACTACATCACCACCAAGTTTTTTGTATACATAATTTACTTGTAGCGAAGCACCACTTAAAAAGTCGACTGAGCCTGTGTATATACCGAACGGTACGGCATTGGCAACATTATCAGCAGACCCCGTAGAGGTAAGTATAATCGCACTTGTAGCTGACTTGGGCGAAAGGTTTGTTGGCATGCATTAATCTCCTATTACATAAATAGTGGACTAACAGACAAAACCCCTGCCCATAATTTACACATTTAAATATAAGACACTATTTTTTAGTGGTTTTGCGAGTTCTTTTAGTTTTTGTGGTGCGAGTACGAGTCTTTGGAGTCTTCACAACTGGTGCAGGGGCTGCAGTAATTTCAGCTTCGACCACTGCAGGTGTGGCCGGTTCGACTAAGACTGGTTCGGGCTCTGGTGTTGCTTCGATAACAACTTTCGTTATTTCATCTTGAGCCTCAAGGACTTCTGTTTCAATAGTTTCAATTTTCTTGGCAATAATGCTCATGTCATCATTGACTTTTGGTGTCGATACCGACTTTAAGGTCTTGTATCTTGGGTGGGAGCTAAACTTGTTTCCAAATTTACTTTTAGCCGCTAATAATCTTCTCTTTCTTCCCATGGGGGACTCCTATGTTACTAAGTAAATAGTACGTTTTATCAGAAAACGAAAATCTCAAAAAATGGTCGGGAAAAATTTTTGAGAGAACGACATTTTTCACTATAACATCGACGGCGGGATCCATCTCGGAGGGGTAGTTACTTTATCAGTAATTTTTGATAATTGTTCTACGAATTCCTCCATCAATTCTGAAAAGGAAATGACTGTGTCTTCTAAACTATCAATTCTCTCTTCCAGCTCATCCAGTCTTGATATAATTTCTATTTCTTTATTATCCATATCGTAAATAGTAAAAACCCCCTCGCAAGAGGGGGAAAATATGTAAATATTTTTATTTTTTAATATGCAAATTATGCTGCTGCAACTGCTGCGTTAGCAAACGCGGTAATAACCCAGTTAGTACCGTTGGAATAGACGTGAAATCTATCACCAATTGCGCCGGCGCTTAAAGTTGCGTTTGAAAAGGCGTGATCACGCTCGGTAGCACTTGCGTTAACGCTAACCATAGTTAAAACGTTATCATCACCCGAATTTTCAGCAAGGATGTAGTTAGCTGCTGCACCAGCAACGATCCAGTAGTGAACACCCTCAGTTCCAGACACTGCTGGTAAAGATAAGGTGAATGCAGTACCACTCAAAGTAATAATTTTGCCACTATCGGCTGTTGTAAGTGCGCCAACAGATGAAACAGTCTTGCAGACTCTTTCTACACCGGCCAAGGAACTACCCTGCATGGTTAATTCTCTTTTTAAATTCTCAATTAATTTTTGGGTTCTGGCTAAACCCACTCTTTTTGTTCCCATGTTCGAAACCCTCCATTTATAATCATGTCAAAAACATATGGTAACGGATATTTCTATCCTTGCTATAAATAGTCTAATGATACAGGAAAGCCCCCGTTAAAAAACGGGGGCTTTGCACTGTGGTTGCTTAAATTATAACTTAAGCGCCGGATTCTCCGAGGAGACCGCGGACTACAACAAGTCCGTACATATCAGGACGCACCATCTTCTTCGCGTAACGAGTCATCACACCCTTGCGAGGTACGAAGTCGTCTGGTCCAAAGATTGTTGGCGTAGTCTGCAGTGGTACATATGGAGCATACACGTATCCGCTTTCAAGGAAAGAGGAACCGCGACGACCAACGAGGATCACATTGCGGAGGAAGTACGGGTCAACAATGACATCGAACTTCTTACTCAACGAACCAACGTTTACAGCACCAACGCTACCGGTTTCGTCATCATGTGTGACGGAGGCCCGGAATCCAGCGGTGAACTCAAGGATGTTGGCAACTTCAGGTCCGCAGACGAGGAAGTTAGCACCACCACGCAGAGTCTTGCGATGGATTGCAGCTGAGACATCGTTAACAGTCTCAACAAGGGTCTCATACCACTCAGATACAGTACCGGTGAAATCGGGAGCAGCAGAGCTAGCACCAATTTCATTACCATTAGAGTCTACAAAGAGACCCGGGGCACGGGACCAGTAACGAGTAGAAGCGGTTGCACCGTTAACGAGGTCAGCAAGGATCTCACGGTCAATCTCAAGAGCAATTTGCTCAGAGAGAATGCTAGTCAACTCGACTTCTGCATCAAGGTTGTGGTAGGCGTTAAGGTCTTGACCTAACTCCGGTGTCCACTTAGCCTTGAGCTTCTTCGTTTGAGCGGTAACAGCGATGCTGTCAACCTTAATGTCGATCTCTGGGATCAACTCGGAACCCTCAAGTCCCCACTCAGCCTGACCAACAACTGAGCCAAGGGCTCCACCATTAGTCAAATCATCGATTTGTGGGCAACTCATAGATATACTGGAAGCTGCTCCATCAAAGTGTGGCGCTGTGGATTCGCTGGTAACGAACACGAGGTTAAGGTGCCCATCACTACGACCCGAGGCAAGGCCATTACTACCAGTGGTAATGTTGGTCAAGCGACGAATTTGCTGAGTGTTGGCCGCGGTAACGGCCGGGCCAGTGGTCGCACCCTCAATAGATGCGATCGAACAAGAGAACGCACCAAGATTATTGTAATCAGCTTGTGAGCCTGCACCAGAATCCTGGATAACACTCTTATCGCACTGAAGAGCAATAACATAACGGCCAGAACCACTAAGAGCAAGCAAATCTGGATCATACTCGATCAGCTTGTTTTGTGCTTCGGTACCATTACCGATTTCGAAGTGGCGAACAACGATTGCGCTACCGGTGAGCCCAAACGAAGCGGTTGGAGATGCGTATGCATAACCACGTGCACCAACGGTACGAGGACCAGAGAGGTCTTGACCAAGTGCACCCACTAGCTCAACACCACCAGTTACTTGAGAACCAACACGATCAGTACCATAAATGGACTTCTCAGCTTGGTTACCAAAGCGATCGGTAATGCTTGAGCTACTTCCGATATCGGGCGAATACACGAAATCAAGGAAGAAAATGAGCCCCGATGGGAGACTCATTGGCTGAACGGAAACGAGATCGTTTGCGATCAGGCCAGCGAAAACACGACGGACGATGGGGAACGCGACGGCTGCAAAGCCCTCAACATCTCCAGCGGCCATAGACGTACTCTCGCGGAGTAATTCTTTTGCTTGGTTTTCAAGCAAACGAGACATAGTGCCCTTTTGACGGTCTGAATCAAGACCCTCAAGAAGTCCGGTCTTCTCCCACTTGGAAAGAAGAGCGTGGCTCTCTGCTCGCATATCACGATTGACAACTCCTTCGGTCAATCTTTCGATAATACTAGACATTTTAAATCACCTCCTTTTTTTTATAAATTATGATTATTTTATTCCAGCTAGTCTTTTCATCCTATCCTGTAAGGGATCGGATGCGGGCACTTCTTTACGAGTTGCCCGAAGAACAGTATTGCGACGACCGATTGCTTCGCTCAGTGATTTTGGCGACTTCTTAGGAGTCGACTCCACTGTGCTTTGAAGCGTTTCAAATATGGTCCTCGCTTCTGTCACAGAACCAGCGCCGGAAATTGCTTCGACAATTTTATCTTTTTGTCGCTCATTCAAGGAGGAATTTCTCAAAACACGGTTCGTATATAGCAAGCGCGCGTTAGAAAGATTTACATCTTGTAAATTTTCCTTCAGCTCTTGGAAGGCTTGCTCATATTTTTGATTTTGCTCATTGATTTGGTTATTTTCAAAAACCAATTCTTCTTGAGCTTTTTTCAAAGCTTCCATTTCTTCTTCCACATCCGTACTACGACGGTGTGCTAATTCTTTTTCGATTTGAAATTTCATATCGTCAGAGGATCTTCCGGCCCAACCAGCGAGGTCAGCGCCCATGTCCACTGTAAGTTTTTCCATAATTGCGTCGACAAGAGAATCTGCGTCTATCTCTTCGTTGACATCATCATCATCATCATCATCATCATCATCATCATCGACTTGATCTTTATCATCGTCGTCTTCAGCTTCGGTGATTTCATCATTGGACAAAAGTTCTTCTAACGAAATCTCTTCTTCAGCTTCCTCAGACAACGCAGTTTCTAAATTACTTAAACTTTCTTGCAACGCTCCCAGATCAATACTAAGCTCAGTTTCTTCACCGGTGCTTGGAAAACCATTAAGATTCTTACCGGTTAAATTAGAGAAATCGTCTGTAGCTGCAAGGGGTATATCATCTTCGCTCAATTCAGC